CTCGCAGTACTGGCGGCTGCCGTGGTCGGGCTGCTCGGTGCGCGCATCGGCGTCACCGTCCCCGCCCATCCACCTGGCCTGGCTGGAGCCGTTGACCTTCTGCCTGGCGCCGGGCGAGTAACGGCTGTCGACCCGCACGTTCTGCACCGGGCGCCACACCCGTTGGGCGATCCAGCACATCTCCTTCGGATGGCGGGCGTCGGGATCGACGAACATGTCGAAGGGACTCATCCGTTCGATGAACGGACGGTCGTCGTAGACGTACATCTCCGACTCGACGTTGCCGTCGACGTCCTCGCGATCGTCGATCCCGACGTCTGCCGCCGAATCCGTCGGCCCTGACGAAGCAGGCGGATCGGTCTTCTTCTCCTCCGGCGGCTTGACGAACTTGTAGCCCGTCTTCACCCAGCCGTGGCCGACGATCAACCAGTCGTTGACCGCCAGGCGGAACTCCGGCTGGTAGCTGTGGGTCCGCCACAGGTAGTTCAGGACTTCCTCGGTGATGATCGCCTGCGGGGCCTGCTCGGCCTTGCGTGCGTTGACCACGAACTTGGGGTTGTTCACGGCCACCGAGGGAGCGATGGTGTTGATCGTCGAGAACACCAGGTTGACGATCAGCTGGTCGCCGGGGACCTTCTGGCTGTAGTGCCGCCCGCGATACATGTCGCAGTAGCGCTGCCAGTCGTCGTCGTAGTTCTCGCTGCGCCACCGCTTCGATCGGTTGATCTCGTCGCGGTAGTACGACAGCAGTTCGCGCTGGAGCATCAGGTCCTCAGTGGCTCGATGTTCGGGTTGTCCTTGACCTCACCCACGTGCTCGGCCACGAACTCAGCGTTGGTCCGGGCGGTGAAGTTCTTCCGGCCGAAGGTGAAGCCACCGCCGACGAAGTTGAAGCCGACGCTGCGGATGTGGCAGGGGTAGCAGGTGCTGTGCCCCTCAGCGATCCGGCGCTTCTCGCACTCGGGGCAGAGCATCAGTCCGGCCCGTCGAGGCTTTCGATGAACCCATCGAGCCAGTCGAGCAGCGTCACCCGCGGCGTCGAGCGGGCAGCCTCGTTGTCCCGCAGCGCCTGGGCGAGGGCGAGGACCGGGTGGTGATCGAGCCACTCCTGGATCTCCGCGATCGTGAAGTCCCCTGGGTCGGAGACGTGGGCGTCCTGGGTCGCCCCGCCGGTCCCGACGCCAAGGCGCCACTGCGTGCCGTTCCAGTAGGCCGAGCCGACCGGATCGAGGGGGACGTACTGCCCCACGGCCCACGGCGTGGTCTGGCCGAGCGGCCCGAGGGCGGACAACTCCGCGAGGTTGTCGGGGACGTCGCAGCCGACCGGGGTGAAGTGACCGGGCGAGCCAGCGACCACGCCGGTCGGCTTCTGGGTTCCACCAGGGGTGGACCCCGACTGGATGTGATCGCCCCACACCGAATGCGGCAGGACCTTGTAGCCCCGGCGGTACCAGCGCGAGTTCTGGCGTGCGTGATATCGGCCAGGCTGGCGCTGGCGATCGAGCCGTCCGGTTCCTGATGCCATCAGGTCACCCCGTCTTCCTGATCCAGGGGGCGCCATACGGCTCCCGTTTCGTGAGAGTACTCCCCTGTCCGATCTTGGACAGAGGGTCGTCCCCGTACAACACTGCCTCGAAGTAGCCCATCGTCCCCAGCCCGGGCGTCTTGTGCGCCTCGAACTGCGGCAGCCAGACGTGCTTCAACATCTGGCAGGCGATCGCCAGGCTGATCACCCGGTCATCGAATGGCGAGCCCTTCAGCTTCCCGGAGTCGTCACGCACGAAGCCACGCAACTCGCTGAGGGTGGCCTGATCATGGAGATGCAGCGCGCCTTCGCGCAGCCCCTTGTTCAGTTCGTCGATCGCCAGCGGCTTGGTGATCTGCGTGGTGCGCCAGCCGAGGATGTCGGTCGGCACCGACTTCTTGTAGCGCGGCGAACGCTGCATGTACAGCGGGTGGTAGCGCTCCTTGTGCATCGCCTTCAGCGTCGACAGGCCGTGGTTGTTCGACTCCACACCGACCAGCGCCTGGTTGTACATCCGCCCGAGCGGGGCCAGGACGTGGGTACCGAACAGGTCCGGGTCGATGTGTCCGTGCCACAGCGCGACCACCTCGCCGTCGCGGGCGTTGATCACGTGGGCGCTGGAGAAGTCGCCGTGCTCCAAGCCCTGGCTTGGATCGGCGCCGATGCAGTAGCGCCCGTCCTCGCGGGGCATCTCCCAGATCCGACAGGGACCGCCGCGATCCGGCTGGAAGCTGAGCGTGCGGTGCTCGTTGAAGAACCCCTCAGCGATCGGCTCGGTCATCACCTGCTTGCGCAGCATCTCGATGTTGAACACCGGACGGCCCGACTTCAGGAACGCCTCGTCCTCGTCGCTCGGGTACTCCTGGGCGATCTGCCACTCGGGCAGGTCGCGGACCTTGTCGTCGTACCACGCCTGGCTACGGCCGCTGGCCCACCACGGGTGGAACATCGCCTTGAACCGGTTGGTCTGGTTGCGCGCCCCGACCCACAGCTGGTGGAACAGGTTGCCCTCACCGTTCGCCGTGGACAGGGTGATCACCCGGCCACCGACGTCAGCGACCGGCTCGATCGAGGCCCACGCTTCCTCGCTGTTGGGCAGGTAGGCGAGCTCGTCGATCACCGCCAGGTACACCGACTCACCACGGGCAGGGTCGCTGGCCGACGGCAGGGACTCCATGTACGACTCGTTGGAGAACTCGATCTTCGTCTGCGTCGCATTCATCACCGGCCCGCGTTCCTTCATCCACTCGGGCAAGAAGCGGAAGGAGTACTTGGCCTTGGCCAGCAGCTTGATGGCGTCGCGCTCGGTGCGGCTGAGCATGATGACCACCCGGTCCTCGTAGCCGAACGTCAGCCAGAAGCAGAAGATCGACACCAGGGTGGAGAACCCGATCTGGCGGGCCTTCAGCATGATCGAGTAGCGCGACTCCAGCCACAGCTGGGCGGAGTCCTGCTGGGCCTGGAACATCTCGAACTTGATGCGCCCGCGATCCGGGTGCTTGATGTACACGTAGTTGGCGCAGAAGTAGGAGAACCCTTCGAGCAGCACCGTGGTGTCGTGCGACGTGGGGAAGCACTTGCGCCACTCGCGTTCTTCGAGCAGTTGGTCCCAGGTGATCTGGGACTCGTCAACCAGGGTCACGGCAGTGGCATACCGGGGCCGGGCGGGTTGAAGAACGACTGGACGACACCGAGGATCATCCCGTCGGTGACGACACCCTCGTCCCCGCCGGGGTCAGGGTTCTCGCTGGTGATGGCGAACTCGTAGGCGTCCTCGACGTCGGCCGCCGTGCACACCGCCTGGATCGCTGCGGTCAGCGGCTCGTGCTTCTCCTGGATGCAGCAGGCGGTGATCCGCCCGACGAGGGCCTCGTCCTGGAAGCTGAGGTTGATGGTCTTGTAGGACATGGGGCCTCCTAGGCCGTGGTGGAGAAGTGGATGCCGTTGAAGGTCGCGCCGGTCGGCTGCTCGATGATGACGTTGCCGTTGGAGTCGACACGGACCATTGCGACCCCCCGCACCGCCCCCGTCCAGGTCTCCGAGGCGAACTCGTTGACCGGGTCCGGCGGGCGGAACTCGACGGGCAGGATGAACACCGGGGAACCAGTGGTGCCGCCGCTAGCGACGTTGCCGCGCAGATAGACGATGTCACCGATCTTGCGATAGCCGATCTTGGTGTAGCCCCCGCCCTGCTGCGTCCAGCCATTGAGCAACGCCGGGGCGACCCACGCCGTCGGCGTGTTGACCGGTGGCGGGGCCGGGTTGTAGATCGTCGGGCCGACGTCCTCGACCATGATGCGACCCGCCTGCATCATCGAACTGACCGTCTGCATCGCGCCAGCCACAGCCTGCAGCGCCACCTTGCGGTAGGTGAGAGTGGTGGCCAACCCCACGTCGAGGATCTCCGCGTGGAGGGGGACGTACTGGTTGACGGCTGTTGTCGAGAAGTCGCGTTGGCCCATGCCGTTGCCTGGCCCGTCGAGGATGAAGCACGAGACGAGCGTCCCAGCCCCCGACGTGACGTACACCTCCAGCGTTGCCGTCGTCCGGTACGTCCGTCCGGCAACCGGGGTGAACGCGACGGCCAGACCCGTCACGTTCGTGATGGTGTTTCCGAAGCCCATCTGGGAGGACGTGGCGCTCGCCTGAGCGACGACGCCCCACGCGCTATTCCACCGGGCCACCTCGGCCGTCATCCCCGACCCGACGATCGGCACCCAGACGCCACCGACCTTGGCCTTCAGGACGCCGCTCATGGCGTCACCGAGAACTGGCAGTTGATGTTGAAGGCGCCGCTGGTCCCACCCTGCGCTCTGAAGCTCCCATCGACGTCGATGCTCAGCCAGCCGAACGCGCCGTCCGCCTGGGTGGCGAACTGCGTCATCCCGGTCGGTCGACATCCAGCAGGGAGCACGAAGGCGGGGGTGGCCCCGATGGCCCCGCCTTTCATCAGGCCACGTACCTGCACCATGTCCCCGAACAGGCGGTATTGGCAGGAGACGAACCCGGAGCCGTAGTTCGTCCACCCGTTCTGGAACGTCACGTTCGTCCACACGCTGGCGGGCTGGGCGGGCGGGCTGGAGGCCAGGTAGTACGGCCCGACGTCCTCGATGTACCAGTGCGTCCCATAGAACGCGGCGACGCCGACCCCACCTCCCGTGGACAGTGTGACGGTCCACGACCTGGCGACGGCTTCACCGATCACCAGCCACGAGAACGACATCCCGCCATACGGCGTCGCCGTGGATTGCCCCAAGACGTTGGTGTAGCCATCGGTGATGCCCGCCCCGTCGCGGTACAGGTTGAAGGTCACCGTGGCGTTGGCCGACATGGTGACGGCCCGAGCGAAACAGGTGATCCTGTAGCGGCGGTACAGCCCGGCCTGCGTCGTCAGGGCGCTGGTGATGACCGTGCCCGACGTGACCGCCGCGCCCTGGCCGGGGATGAACGTGCCGGTCTGGATGACACCCCAGGCGCTGTTCCATCGGGCCGTGTCCGGGTCGTACAGGTTCGGTTCGTCGGTGTCGTACCACAGTTCCTGGGTGGTCCCGGTGGGTGCGTCGGCACTGACCCACACCTCGTCGGTGCCGCCACCACCGGAGCCACCGACCGGCGTCCAGACGCCCCCGATCTTCGCCTTGATCGTCGGCATCAGGCTGTCACCGAGAACGAGCAGTTGATCGAACCATCGCTCCCCGCAGCAGGCACGGCAGGGACGTTGATGTTCATCACCCCGGTAGGGCGCACAAAGATTTCCGCGGAGACCTGCGGGCCAGAGTTGTAGTACATCTCCGGAAACATGATGTCCTCTGGCGGACGGAAGCCGACCGGAAGGGTGGCGAACTGCGTGTACGCAGCCTGCGCGGCTGCTGTCTGGATGCGCCCCTCGACGTAGACGATGTCTCCGACCAGGCGATACCGGGCTGTTCGTTGTCCGCCACCACGATTGGCCCACCCGTTGAGCAACGGCAGGGCCGTCCACACGCTGGCGGGCTGGGCGGGCGGGTTGGAGGCCAGCGACACCGGGCCGACGTCCTCGACGATGAGGTGCATCGGGTTCGTCCCTGACGGGGCGGTGTTCAGCGCGTTGCTGCTCATCGAGGCCCGCGCCTTGACCGTGTACGGCGCGCCAGCGATGCCGGTGAAGGGCTGGGTGATCAGGGTCGGCCACGGAACGAACCCACCAGCGAGCCCGCCGTTGGCCGACCCGATGATGCCGCCCGCGGCGTCGGTGATGTGCACGTCCATGATGCCGCTGCCGGTGGCGTAGATCACGCCACCGAAGTCGGCTCGATACCGACGCCCTGCGACCGGGGTGAACGTCACCCGCAGATCGGTCAGATCAACGAGCGTCGTGATGTTGTTCTGCGACGCCGTCGCGTAGGCGGCACCGACGATCCCCCACGCGCTGTTCCACCGGGCGACGTTCGGGTCGGTCAGGTCGGCCTCGTCGGTGTCGATCCACAGTTCGTTGTTCGCGTCGGTCGGGGTGTCCGGTCCGACCCACACTTCGTCGGCACCGCCGCCACCGACGTCGACCCATGTCCCGCCGATGCGGGCCTTCAGGACAGGCACGAGGCATCTCCGTTCATACCGACGTGTCGACCCACAACTCGAATGATGCCCCAGGATCGGTGGCCCCGACGAACACCTCGTCAGGAGCGACGCCTGCCGGACCCTGCGGGCCGGTCGGACCGGTCGGGCCTGCGGGTCCTGGGACGGTGGATGCGGCACCAGCCGGACCGGCTGGTCCGGTCAGGCCGATCGGGCCCTGCGCGCCGGTTGCACCCGTCGCACCGGTCAGACCGATCGGACCTTGTGGACCCGTCGCTCCCGTCGCACCGGCAGCACCGGCCGCTCCGGTGTCGCCCTTGACGCCCTGCGGTCCAGCGGGACCGGGGACGGTGGATGCCGGGCCGGTCGGACCGGCGGGACCTGTCGGGCCAGCAGGGCCGGTGGCCCCGACGGGGCCGACATCCCAGGTGGCGTCGTCCTTCAGGAACTTCCCGGTCGCCGTGTTCGGGGCGGGGACGACGCCTTTGAGGAAGGTGGTGAACGCCGGGAGGACTGACATCGCCTGGTCTGGCGTCATGTCCGTCACCGGGACGGTGGCTGGGCCGAAGACGGCGGCGCTGCCCTTGAACGACGGGTGCGGGATGGGGGCCATCTCGGCGTTGCCCACCGACCCGGCGTTGATCTGGATGTTCGTGCCGCCGCCGGACACGGTGACGTCGCCCGCCACGCCGTCGGGGACGGTGCCAGCTGGGCCCTGCGGACCGGTCGCACCTGTTGCACCGGTCGGTCCGGCGGGACCGGGGACGGTGGAGGCTGGGCCGGTCGCGCCCGTCGCTCCGGGGTCACCCTTCAGACCCTGCGGGCCGATGGGGCCCACGGGACCTGCTGGACCAGGAACGGTGGAGTCGGCACCTGCCGGGCCGGTCGCTCCAGGGTCGCCCTTCAGGCCCTGCGGTCCGATGGGGCCGACGGGTCCTGCTGGGCCGGGGACGGTGGATGCCGGACCGGTCGCTCCGGGGTCGCCCTTCAGACCCTGCGGACCCGTGGGTCCTGGCGCACCGTCGGCACCCGGCACGCCCTGCGGTCCAGCTGGGCCAGGCACGGTCGACGCTGGGCCCGTCGGACCCGGCGCACCGTCAGCACCAGGAGGGCCAGCGGGTCCGGCAGGCCCCTCGGGTCCGGGTGGTCCCTGCGGGCCGGTGCCACCACCACCCGTGCCACCGGTGGCGTCGCTGTCGACCCACAGTTCGAGGGTCGGGTTGGCCGCGATCGGATCGTCGGGTCCGATCCACACCTCGTCGACGCCACCACCACCGCCGCCGGTGCCCGGTGGACCCTGCGGCCCGACCGGACCAGGCGGGCCCTCAGGGCCGGGCGTGCCGATCGACAGCGGGACCCACTCGTCCGACCAGCGGACGTAGAGGATCTGGTCCTCGGTGTTGAACCACAGTTCGTAGTTCGACCCCGGCTCCTTGGGTCCGACGAAGACCTCGTCCGCTCGCCGCCGCAGATCGAAGTCAGCACGACGTGACGACGGACTGACCGTCCCCGGCTGGTACCCGTTCTGCACCGTCACGACGTCTCCTGACGCTCCAACAGTTCCTGCGCAGCGCGCTGTGCGATCATCTCCGTCAGCTGCTCATCCGTCAACGCCTTGGCCGACTGGCTGGTCACGGTGACGTCGACACGCTTCGGCTTCATCACGTCGACCGCTTCGAGGAACGCCCGGGCTGCCTGCACCTGGCGGGGATCAGTGCGGTCCGCGGCCGTCTCCTGCAGCGCAGAGATGACCTCCTGGACCTTGCCCGGGTTGCCGACCACCTTGCGGTAGCGGTCCTCCCACATCCGCAGGAACGTCGGCTCGTTCTTCAGCGCGCTGACCCACTTCTCGGTCTGGTCGAGCGACGCTGCCAGATCCTTCTGGGTCCGAGGCTCACGATCACCGGGCGGCGTGCACAGCCACTCGACGACCGCCTGCACGCGGAAGTCGTTGGGGTTGACCTGCATGGGCGAACTCTAGGTTGCTGCACGCCTCATGCAGGAGTGGCACTGACAGAACGAACTCATCGGGTCATGCTTCGTCCGGCGCTCCTTCGGCTCCTTCCCCGGGATCACTTCCACTTCCGGGGCCAGGTCCGGCCACATCGTCATCTGATACATCTTCGGCCTTCCAACTCAGGCCCCGCAGCACGCGCCGGATCGTGGTCCGGCTGACACCCAGGGCAGCAGCGATCTCCACTTGCGAGGCACCAGCCTCGTGCATCTCCCACAGGACCTCAACCGCTGCCTTGGTCAGCTTCGACATCCCGTGCTTCTCGCCGTGCAACACGTTGACCGGCGGCTTGCTGGCCCGCCCCTTGGCGAGCATGTCAGCGTTGTTGTCTGCGATCGTGCCGACCTTCAGGTGGTCGACCCGGTAGCACGAAGGGTTGTCACAGCGGTGCAGGACGACCTGGTCCGGGCGCAGACGGACATCACGGATCTGATTGAGCACCCAGCGGTGGACCTTCTCGGTCTCCCACGGTCCGTTGGCCGTGTACTTGACCTTCTTCTTCCCGTACCCGTACTTGTCGAGCGCCCCCTGCCACAGCCGACACGGGGTCGGCTGTGGCGTAGGGGGCGGATAATCCCGCAGACGACGCCATTTCGTCGGCTTGGGCGGGACGTACTTGGTCGGGATCGAGAGGCGGACCAAGGGCTTGATCCGCCTGATCTCGACCATTCAGATCAGCCTTCCTCGTCCCACAGGTCCTTGGCGGCGATGCTGGCCGTGGGCGCCTTGTACTGCGCCCGGAACAGCTTCGGAGCCGAGTACCCCCGGTTCGTCTTCTTGCCGATCCCGGAGTGGCCGACCTTCAGCCAGCCACCCTCGTCGAGGGTCTTGCTCCCCGCCTTCTTGACAGCGTCGGCCACAGCGTCCTTCATGCTGGTGCCGGTGCCCTCCTGCGGCTCGAAGCGCCCGCCCTTGGCGAAGATGCGCCGCAGCCCATCGTCGTTGTCGTCGTCGTGCTGCTCGGTCTGCAGGGTGATCACCAGCTGCATCCGGGGGCTTCCGTCCGTCCAGGTGAGCGGCTCGTTGGTCTCCATGCTGGTCTGCTGGCTGACCTCGGCGTGGGTGATGATCCCCTCCACCGTGTCCCCGATCTGCTCGAACTTGGCAGCCTTGCCGCCTCCTCCGAACAGGAATCCATTCAGGTCATCGTTCATTGGTTCATTGGCTCCTTGGTGTGGTGGTGCGTGTTGCTGATGGGCAACTCGCCTTTGTGCTTGCCAGCCGCGACCCCGGAGGGCACGAAGGGCAGCGAGTTCTGCTTCTCGATCTGGTCGAGCAGGTCGAGCAGCTGTGTCAGTTGGTCGTCGGTCTTGATCTGCTTGGGGCTCGGGAGGTTCTCCGGCCAGCGCTGCATCAGCATCTCACGTGCCTTGGGGTACTTGCCGACCTGGACGATGCGTTGCTTGGCCCAGTCGTTCATCTGGTCGAAGACGGCAGGCATCGGCATCATCGTCGCCTCGGGCCCCACGGTGTAGGTGACGATCTCCTCCTCGACACCCGGCATCTCGATGACGTGCTCGTCGAAGCCGACGTCCTTGCCTGCCTTCCACGCCTTGTCCCAGCGCTTGACGTCGTGCGCCAGCAGCGCACCCTGCAGCCCGACTTCGATCGAGCACCAGATCATCCGGCAGAGGGCCTTGCCCACCGGCAGGTGCACGAGGATCGTCCACTTCGGGTGGAGCTCGGGCGTCTCCATCCGCTCGTTGGTCTCCACGTTGTAGAACACCCCGGTGGCGTAGATGGCCATCTGCACCGTGTAGCCCGGGAGGCTGAAGTCCAGCTTCTGCCCGGTCTTCAAGTCCCCGAGGATCAACGTCCCTGCCGGGACGACGGTGCCGTCGGGAGCCACCAGATCCTTCATCGTTCTGTAGATACGGTCGGCCGTCCCCGCCGCCCGGAAGTCGTCGTTGCACATCTTCACCTCGACGTACTCCGACACCAGGCCGTAGGTGTGCAGGCTGTCGGTGTAGGCCATCAGGTCTGCGGCGTACTGCTCGGGCGGATCCCACAGATCCTTCTGGTCTTCCATCCGGGCGGTCATGGCGTGCAGCGCCGTGCCGGTGTCGGCAGCCTCGTTGGCTGCCCCCTTGTCCAGCGCCTTCTCGCGCAGGACCTTCATCCCGTCCTTGTCGCCCTCCTTCAGGCTGAGCAGCTGCGCCTGCATGGCGCTGCTACCGGCGACACCGAGCATGGCCTTGTTGATCTTCCAGTCATTGAGGGAGAAGGAGTTGTCGAGCACCTTGGCGTAGCCGGACGGGCGGCTGTAGCGCAGCCACTTGTCGGGGTTGGCCGGGTCGCTGACCATCGGAGCGCCATTCGCCCGACGGTAGTCACCCTTGCTTTCGTGCTCGTCGATCAGATCGTCGACGTTCACTCGACGGCCTCCAGCCAGACGAAGTTCTCCGGCAGGACGTCCTTCTCGATCAGCCAGGCGATGAAGTCCTCGACCGGGAAGGCCCTCGACTCCAGGCCCGTGAGGTACCAGCGCTTGTCGGCGTACAGCGCGGCGTAGCGGTAGGTCTTGTCCCCGATGTCACGGGTGAAGAACCCGACGTCGGCCCGCTCGCTGGCGAAGATCGTGTCCCACTCCTGGAACTTCGCTTCGAGTTCCTCTCGCTCGCGCTTCTCCTTGCGCTCGGCCTTGATCTTGTCGATGGTGCTCACTTCGGGTTCCTTTGGTGTTGGTGGTTGGTAGTAGCCGAGCATCTCGTCGATCATCTTCGGACCGACCTGGCCTCGCTGCAGCCCGAGGATCACGTTCTGCAGGGTGTCCGGGTGGCCGATGATCTGGTTGTTCAGGTCGTACAACTTGCCCCGTGGGCAGTTCGGATCGGTGGTGAGCGGCTTGCCGTAGAGCATGGGCGGAGGTGGACCAAGGATGCTGTGGGTGTGTGCAGCGGTGTACGTGTTGGTGAGGCTGTGGGTGTGGGCGCTCATGCGGTGGCTTCCAGGATCTCTGAGGCGTAGGAATCGAACAGGCGGGCGACCATCGGGTTGTCGATCGTCGACAGCTGCAGCAGCATCCGGGCCATCAGCTGCTCGGTGGCGTTGCCTCGATCACGGAACTGGATCAGACACGCCTGCCACAACTCCGTGGTCACTGGGGCTGCCCTTCGTAGTGGGTGGCGAACTCGTTGAACGCTCCGTACCTGGCGATCAGCGCAGCCTCGGCCAGCCCGTCGGACTTGACCAGGATGAACTTGTTGGCGAACTCGGGGAACAACTCCCTCGCCAGGCCCCTCGATGCGCTCTTGTCTTTGCCGGTCAGGCCCATCCGCTTCTTCCACAGCTGCGGCTTGACCCGCACCAGGCGGAACTCGTTGGCCTGGACGGCACCGATGATGATCCCGGTGTTCAGCCCGAGGCTGAAGGTGGCGATGCTCCCGTTCTTCGGCATCGGCTGGGTGTCTTCGAGGTACACCGCATCGGGCTCCCACTCGCTGAGCAACTGGTCGATGCCCATCCCGTCGGCCCGACCGCCGTAGATCGGCATCGGCTCGACCGCCGCCAGCTTGCCGTCGTAGATGCACGCCAGCCCGCCGGTCACACCGGGGTCGATGCCGACGATCGTGGTCATCCCTCTGCCGCCTCGTCGACCTCAGCGGTGGGCGAGACGTAGCCCCAGCGGTAGTGCTTCGGGGGCCACTCACGCAGCTTCGGTGGCTTGCGGGCGGGCACCTTCAGCAGCACGGCCCCCATGATCACCGAGGCGAACGACTTGCCGGTCTCGTCGCAGAAGTCGTAGACCTGCTCGCGGTACCACCGGGGGACGGGCACGTTGATCTGCACCATCTGTTCTCGGTGATCCAGTTGCCGGGGCGGGTTCGGTCGCTGCCTGATGTGTGACATGTAGTAACTATAGGCTACTACTAGCCCCGTTGTCAAGGGCGTCGACCAGGGACTACGGTCGAACCACCACAACGAGCGAGGGGGCCGTGGTTGACGCCACGACCCCCTCCTAGATCCCCGGGAAGGACCAATTCCGTGTCTGACAATAGCAACTCCAACCAGCGATGACCGCCGCCGAGCCGGTGGCGAACCACCGCCAGCGCCTGGCCATCGGCCTCGCCCAACTCGGGTACCTCGTGTTCCCGCTGAAGCCCGACACCAAGGAGCCAGCGACGCGCAACGGCTTCAAGGACGCCACCGACGACGTCGAGCAGGTGGCCGAGTGGTTCGACGACGGGGCCTGCAACATCGGCCTGGCCTGCGGGATGCAGCCCAACGGCAAGTACCTGGCCGTGATCGACGTCGACTTCAAGCACGGCGGCGTGCTGGCGTGGAAGGCGCTGACTCGCGACAACGGCGGGGACTGGCAGCGCTACATGCCGATCCACCGCACGCCACGCAAGGGGTACCACATCTTCGGCCAGGTCGATCCGGAGCTCGCGCTGAACGCCAGCAACGGGTTCCCCCGGGGGATCGACACCCGTGGCGCCGGTGGCTACGTCGTCGTGCCTGACTCGCGCTACATCGACACCGAGACGGGCGAGATCGGCTCGTACACCTGCACGACGAACAACCTGTGGGACACCGAGCCCGGTGCCTTCCCTCAGTGGGTGCTCGACCTGTGGCTGACCGGGCCGCAGCACCAGCCCGGTCAGCAGCGCGCCCCCCGGGACACCGACGAGGACAGCCCGCTGGCGTGGATGAAGGCGGGGATCAACTGGGTGCAGGAGATCCAGCGGGACGGCTTCACCCTGCAGGCCGACTTCGGCGGGGAGATGCGCTGGACCCGGCCGGGCAAGGCTCGTGGCACCAGCCTGAGCCTGCACCTCGCCGGGAACGGGTGCGTCGTCGTGTGGTCGGAGAACTGCCCGGAGTGGATGACCGATCACCGCTGCGGCCAGCCCACCTCGGATGGGCACTGGTCGCTGAACGGGTTCCAGTACATCTGCGCTCGGGACTACGGCGGGGACGTCAGGTTGGCCATGTCCGAGATCCGCAAGGAACGGATGGCTCCGCTGCCCCCGGCCTCACGAGTGGACGCAGACCAGGGGGCAGCGGACGGGTGGGAAGCCCTGCCCGCCGACGCTAGTCCGATCGACGACATGTGCCTGCCGGAGTCGTTCTGGCTGGCACGCCCCTGGCTGAGCCACCTGCGTCAGTCGGCGTGGTCGGTGGGATCGGTGCCGGAGTCGGTGCTGGCTGCGGCCGTCGCCCGGATCGCCACGATGACGTCGCCCAAGTGGATGATCCCGGCGATCCTGCACCGCCAGGCCACGCTCGACATCATCACCGTGCTGGTCGGCCACACCGGCAGTGGCAAGTCGGGCCCGATGGGGCGTGCCGCCGACATCCTCCCGTGCAACTTCAAGGATCGGCGCTGGGACCTGGGCATCGGCTCGGGCGAGGGGCTGATCGAGTCGTACTACGGGATGCTGACCGTCGACGGCAAGAAGGAGCGGGCCAAGGCGTACAACGGCATCCACTTCGTGGTCGACGAGGGGGCGCTGTTCTCCACGTTGGCCGGACGCACGGGCTGGTCGGGGATTGATCGCCTCCTCACGGCGTGGAGCGGGGGCAACCTCAGCACGCCGAACGCCAAGGCGGACACGTTCCGGCACATCGAGCGGGGGCAGTACCGCTTCGCCATGACGATGGCCATCCAGATCGAGCTCGCTGACGGGCTGTGGGCGAACAACAACACGGCGCAGG